AGATACGTTAAAAGCCTATGCAAAACAAGCAAACACAATTCAAGAAATTGATGCTAAAGGTAAAGTTGTAAATAGAGCAATGACCCCTGTGGAACTTGAAACACGAGCAAAAACAATTTTCAGTGAAGCAGAGTTATCATTAAGAACAGGTTCAAATCGTTTTGCATTAACAGCAACTGATTTAAAGTCAGTAACAGCAGAACAATTAAAAGGTACTACCTTATTAGCCACACTTGATGCAAAAGCAACAAAAGAAATAACTAAAGGTAGTGAATTAAAACCTAATCAAGATGTACTATTTGCATTGATTGATGCAAATAAAACTTTAGCCACTAATGTAGATGCAATAAATAAAGTAAAAGATATTATTGCAAATCCAAGTACCTATATGACTACTGCTAATGCAACAGAAACTCAAAAAACAGTCATGTCAAATAGTTTGAATTCAGCATTAGGTACAATTGACCCTATATTGAGTATATTGCTTCAACAAATGCCTATTTTAAATAAATTAAGTCTTTCAACAGATTTGAATTTATTGACAGGTAAAGAATTAACTACTCAATTTGATTTATCAACTAAAAATTCAGAAAAATTAGCGGGTGCAATATCTGGATTAGCGGTTGCAAGAAAAGAATTTTTACCAACAATGGACTTATCAAAATTAAGTAAGGCAAGTTCCTCTCAATTTTCATCATGGTTGAAATCTATGGGTAATGATGAAACCGATTTAGCCACAATCACTTCTGCTGATTTAACTGCAGAACAAAGAGTTGGATTATTTGGTGACCCAACTAAAAATACTGCTGGTGCATTAGTGACAAAAGGTAGTGATGCCAACTTAGCATTCTTTAGAGAGTTAAAATCTGTTATCATGGCTAATGATGCAAAACAGGCAAATCTAACTAAGATACTTGCAGATATACCAAATGAATTACCTAAATTTGTAAAAAATACATTTACAATGGTTGATGATGCTACTCGTGCAACAATTACAGAGCAGTTAACAGGTATTCTTAGCATTACAGATATTAGTAAACGTGAACAAGCATTTACTTATTTAACAGATAAATATGGTGAATGGATTACGGCATCGGATTCTGCAACAGCAAGTATCATTAATTTAAAAACCGCATTTAAATCGGTGACCGATTATCAAGATAGTGTGATACGTCCTATTGCTGAGTCTATTTTAGCTAAATCAACTACTGCCGATGAAACAACAGCACGAGCAAATGAAGCATCATTGAAGGCATTGAATACAACGGATGACATTACAACTTTATTAAATTCTATCTCACCAGATTTAACAAAATCAGTAGAATCATGGATATCTGGATTAGATAAAACAACTAAAGCTAATTATGGTATTACTGATGTGTATTCTGAAACTGTGGATGGTGTTACCACAATGCATGATGCCGTTAAGATTACAACTAGAGCATTGAAAGCCTATGATAATCAAATCTCATTAAGCTCTACTGCTGTAGAATCATTCAGAAAATCAGTGTCTGATTGGGTATTAGGTAAAATGACAACAACTGTGGGTTCACCTGAATCACAATTCAATGCATCAAAAGTTGCATTTGAATCAATGTTGTCAATTTTAAATAATCCTAATGCAAATAGTGCTACTGATGTGGCTAATGCTCAATCTAAAATCACAGGGTATGCTGATACCTTTATCACAAACATTCAAAAAATGTATGGTGCAGGTGATGTAGGTGCTAATTTAGTTCAAGATGTTGTGAATAAAGTATCTAATTTAGGTGCTGTGGATTATCAAACAACAATGCTTGAAAAAACAACACAGATAGCGGATAATACTTCTAAATTTATTGATTTATTTCAACTTGGTAATGTGTCAATTACAAATCCAAATACAAACATGGTTGAATTAAATGGTAATTTGCCGAGTGTTATGGAAACATCTTTAAACCCACCTTGGTCTGATATGACTGTTGGTGAAATGACAACTGTCAAACCAGCGGCAAATGATTCAAGTACTAATACTGCTGAGACTATTGCCGAATTGAAATTATCAAATGAGCAATTAGCACAATTAGTTGTTGAAACTCGTGCATTAGTTACTGTACAAGCAGAAGCAAATGCGACTGTTGTGGCTCAATTAACTGATTTAGTATCAACTTCACAAGAAGACACCCTTAATAATCGCATGAGAGCATTAGCAGGATGATTTATTTAGCAGAAATAACAGCCTATAACTTAACAACATCATCAATCGAAACCCTACGCTATTCAACTGGCTTAGGGTATGTTGATACTATGAATGGTAACTTCTATGAACCTCGCATCGAGCAACCTTGTATGATGCGTAGGGACATTTTTAATAGTGGTAAAATTGGTGGAACAACCACATCAAGTTATGGTGAATTAACACTAAAGAATATTGATGGTGGACTTGATATCTTTAGTGGTTATGCTTTTGATGGTCGTACTGTGACTATTAAAGTAGGTGATGATAATGCAGCTTATTCAACATTTACCGCAGTGTTAATTGCGGGTATTGCTCAAGCAGCATTTGAATGGGGAAGAGTATCTATTCGTCTTCGAGATAGAATTACAGACCTTCAAAAAAAGAAAGTTCAACCATTATTATTTGCAGGTACAAATGATAATGTGAGTATTTTTAATGAAGGTGGAACAGATTTAAAAGATGCACAAAAACCAATGATTCTTGGTCGTGTGACAAATTTAACACCTGTGTTAATTAATTCATTTTATCTTATCTATCAGATATCCACAGGGGTATTAACTGAAGTAGTAAATGTCTTCGATAAAGGGGTCTATTTGGCTCGTGGAACTGACTATGCTACCTCAGCATTACTTAGAGCATCAGCTCCTGCTCTAGGGGCATTTAACACCTGTTTAGCAGAGGGTATGATTAAACTTGGAAGCACTCCAACAGGAACGCTTACAGCAGTAGCGTGGCAATATAAAACAGTTGAAGAAAATACTGTTGCTCAAATTGTGAAAAGAGTTGTTACCTCTGCTGGTGGATTAACAACAGGTGATTTAGTTTTATCTGATTACACAACATTAGATGCACAAATTGCAGCTAATGTAGGTCTTGTGGTATCAGGTGATATGATGGTTTCTGATGTACTTGATAATCTTTGTGAATCAATTGGTGCATGGTGGGGATTTGATACATTAAATAAATTTAGAATACTTCGACTTGATGCACCAAGTTCAACTTCAGTTGCTGATTTTGATGAATCCAGCATTATGTCAATTGAGCGCGAATCAGTAAGTGTAAATGGTTCTACTGATGCCGTATATAAAATCACACTAGAACATGATAAAAATTGGACTGTGCAAACAGGTGATTCACTTGCGAGTTCTGTTGCGGCTGACCACAAATCTTATTTAGAAAAAGAAGTTCGTAAATCTGTTAAAAAAGATGATTCAATTAAAACTGCACATCCAAATGCACAAGAAGTAACAATATCAACGCTTCTTTGTGGATTAAAATATGCAGAGCCTGAAGCACAAAGACTTCTCAGTATTTATGACCCTGCACGAATTATCTTAACAGTATCTGTTAAAGTTGATGCGTCTTCTTTATCCACAGTTGACTTAGGTACTGTAGTTAAAATAACCAGTTCTCGATATGGATTATCTAGTGGTAAATACCTTCGTGTCATTGGTATCCAAACAGACTTTGAAAATAACAAACTTGACTTAAAATTGTGGGGATAATATGGCAAACATAATGCTTGGGTATAGTAATCAAATTGATACTTCAACCCTAAGTGGTGGTACTTGGAATACTTCATTTCCAATCACAAATATCAAAAATAGATTATTATCAAAACCCGCAATAACAACAACAAACTCCGTCACCTTCACATTCACTGCGACATCTATTCGTTGTGTTGGGATTATTAAAACTAATCTTCCTGTTGGCGCAACCTATTCATTAGCGAATGGTGCATATAATAGTGGTACAAAAACTACACTTGTGGCTAATCAAGATTTAATCTTTGGATTATCTGCAACGGCATCGGGTACATTCACTGTGACAATTACTAGCACTGCGCCAATTAGTATTGGACGAGTATTTGCTGGTGCAACAATTCAACCTACTGTGAATCATACGGCTGGCGCAGGACTTGGTTATACGTCACAATCTACTGTGGAAACATCTGTTGGTGGTGTCGAGTATTTTAAATCAATGCCAATTAGACGTAATTTTAGTTTCACATTAGATTGGCTAACGGATGCTGAAGCCTATCAAACATTAGAAATTATTCGTGTATCTGATATCACAAATGAGGTATTGATAATCCCCGATTATGCAGATACAATATATGGTTATAAGCGTAATTTTATGGGACGATTATCAACGCTTTCTTCTATAAAAAACCCATATGTAAATACGCATCAAGCTGGATTTGAGATTTTGGAGATTGTGTAAATGGCTTTATATTTAGATGCACTTGGTCAAATTGTTGTCGCTAGTTCAATGCCTAGTGGTGGGAGTGCTGTTCCTGCTCAACCATCTTCAAATCTAGTTGATACTGCTCCTTGGTTTAGAAGTCGTGATGACGGGTCTATTCAATGGCATCCCGCTAATTACTATAGTGGTAGTGGTGAAACGTCACTGCTTCTCACAGGTATGCTCACAATCCCTGTATCAGTAGTTAACAGTAGCACTACAGGCGTTGTCCCCGTTGGTGGTTTTGCTAATGCAACTGGTACATTTAGAGTATGGCTCGGTACACAAGATGTCACAACACTGTGTACTTTTACAGCAGGTACACCAAATAATATCACTGCAAGCATTAATTCATCGACAGGTGTCTATTCTGCAACAGCAATGCCTGATGCACAATCATACGGTAGTATCGTTTTTACCGCATCCTATAAAGGACAATCATTAGTTTTAACCTATGCTGTCACAAAAGCAAAAGATGGTGTGGTTGGCGCAAATGGTGCTAATTTTAGTATTGACCAAGCATCTGCAATATTTAATAAATCCTCTTCTGGTGTTGTGACACCTAGTGGGGGTATTCCTTTAACCACAAGTTATCAAAACGTATCTGCTATCACAGGATATGTGTGGAAAAAAGGTATTTCGGTTATCAGTGGTGCAACCTCATCAAGCTATACTATTCCAATTGCTGATTACAATTCAACCACAACAAATACCTATAGTTGTACAATCACTGGAACAATTAATAATGTTGTGGGTGCAACATTAACAGATACCATTACTGTACCGATGTTGCTTGATGGCTCATCAACACCAACAGTTGTGTTATCTAATGAGAATATGACTTTCCCTGCATCAAATATAGGTTTCTCAGGGATTAATTTTGCATCTGGCTCATGTGAAGTCACAGCATACATTGGTGCAACACAATTAACCTATAGTGCTACTGGTGGAGCAAATACATTTAAATGTACTGTGAGCGCAACAAATGTCACAGTGGCAGGTGGAACAATTAGTGGAACTAAATTAATTCTTCCAGCTCCAACAGCAATGTCTGCTGATAGTGCGTATCTCGATATCTCAACAACCATTTATGATTCAACTGGTACAGCATTAAGTGGTTTGCTCGTAAGTCGCGTTACTTATGCATTAAGTCGTGCAGGCATTAAAGGTGATACTGGTGATGCAGTTGATTTCATCTTTGTGCGTAGTGCATTGCAACCAGCAACTCCTTCTCCTTCAAGTGGTGTACCCAGCTCACCAGTCCAATGGTATACCGATGTGGCTTCTGTTCCTTCTGGAATAAACCCATTGTGGTCAAGTGTGGGTTTTAAAACAACAGGTGGCACAAATTATACTTGGGACACACCAAGTCGAATTGAAGGTGCTAATGTTGCAGAAGTATCTGTTTACACTCGTGGTGTGCCAACAACTACCCCATCGGGTGGAACTTATACTTTTGGAAGTGCAACACCTATTACGAGTGTGCCAACATCAACTGGTGCTACATGGAGTGCTAATATTCCAACTGGCACATCACCCGTTTATATTTCACGAGCAGTTGTTTCTGCTCCAGCAGGAAATACCTCAGCAGTAAATATTACTGGCTGGTCAACACCTGTGATTAGTTTTCAAAATGGAGTAGATACTGCCTCTTATTGGATTAGCTGTACTGATTCTTTAAAACGTAGTACATCACTTGTTTATACTCCAACAACTGTGTCAATGACTGCCTATAGCAAAACAGGAACTGCTAATCCTTCTGTGTATGCTGGTCGTTTTAAAGTTTATGAAAATGGGTCACTAACACCAAGTTATACTTCAGCGACAGACCAATCAACTTATGCTTATACACCAAGTGCAAATAACTTAACACAATTAAAAGTTGAAGTTTATTTAGCGGGCGGAACAACAACTAAATTGGATGAACAAACAATCCCCATTCTTCAAGATGGGTCTAGTGCAATTAGTATTGTGGATTCAAATAATAACGTCACCATTCCAACAGCAAGTGATGGTAGCTCAAGTGGAACATATCCTAATTCAGGTACAACCATTCAAGTATTTGAAGGGGCAACTGCGCTAACATATACCACAGGTGTGGCAACAAGCGGTAAATTCTCAGTTGCTGTATCACAGAATCCTACAAGCTCAATTACACTTGGTGCTACAAGTGGGAATAATACGACATCATTTATTATTGGTAATCATAGTAATATGGTTACTGGCACTAATTCTGTTAGTGTTGTGCTTACTATTACCGCAGTGAAATCGGATGGTACATCGGTTACATTAACTGAGAACCAAACAATAACTAAGGCTAAAGCAGGCGTTCCGTCATATACTTGGACTAAATATGCCACCGATGCGTTTGGAACAGGCTTAACTGATTCACCAACAGGGATGTCATATATCGGTATTGCGTCAAATCAAAGTTCCCCCACAGAATCAACCAATCCTGCATTCTATACATGGAGTAAGATACTAGGTGATACAGGTCTTGCTGGCACATCGGTTTACACGGCTACAATTTATTATCAACCAAATCCAGCATCAACTCCAAGTGCGCCTTCTGGTGGTACATATGTGTTTAATGGTAATACATTAACTGCGCCTTCACCTTGGTCTAAAACGATGCCTGCCGCATCGCAAACATTACCAACATATCAATGCCAGTTTACTTTTGTCACAAATCCACCAACAACGACTATTAATAGTGTCTTAACGGCTGGCACATGGTCTTCCCCAACTGTTGTGTCACAATTAGGAACTAATGGTTCAAGTGGTAGTACTGCTGTTAGAGTTTATTTAAAGAATTCAAGTTCATCAGCAGCATCATCAAATCCATCAGGTAATATTACTGCAACAGGCTCATCGAATGATACTTGGTATACCAATACCCAAACATTAGCAACAGGTCAATTTCAATGGCAATGCGATGGAACATATAATCCAAATACAAATTCAACCACATGGGGTTCACCCTATTTAACTGTATTTAAAGTTGATACCCTATCTGCTTTCACTGTGAATACTGGTGCATTAACGGTTAATAATGCACTTACAGTTGGTACTGGAGGTGTTATTAAATCGGGTATGACTAATTTTGCTACAGGCACTGGTTATTGGCTTGATTATAATAGTGGTACACCTAGATTTAGTATTGGAACTGGGGCTGCGGGTACTTTAACTAAAGGTATTAGCTGGAATGGGGGTACTTTTACAGTAGCTGGAGAGGTTATTACAACAAATAACATAGCCGCCTTAAATGTAACCGAGATTACCTCAGCTACTTATGGTATTAATATGGCTCTTCCAGCAAATAGTGGAGGTTCTGTAAACACAACTACAGTATTTTCTAGTTTTGCGGTACCAAGTGTTAATGTTTCTACAGAAAGAATTTTCATTTTAACTATGACTATCTCACATACAGATAGTACTTGTGGATATTTTAGAATAACTATAGGAGGAATTACTTTTATCTCAGATGCTAATAACAGATTAGTCGATGGTTCTAATGTAACTACTTATACTTTTGTAGGGAAGAAAACTATAGGAGCCAATGTTACTGATTTTGGTAATTGCTATGTTGATTTAGTTAACGGAGCTTCAGCTAATTACTGGAACTCTGGGACTCCTTTTGCTACAATTAGACTTTCAGTTTTCACAGGTAAAAGATAATGGAAAATACAACTAAAAGTTATACTTTTTATGAACCTAATGGTAAAATTACGTCTAACTTAACAGCTTCTTTGGAAGTTTTTGAGTTAGTAGCATCTTCTAATGGGTTTAGTTACTTAGAAGGAGAGTATTCTCCAGAGTTTTACTATGTAAAAGATGGTTTTCCTGTAGAAAAACCTCCAAGACCAGACTTTACTTACGATTTTAACTATACTAGTTATAGCTGGGAGCCTAATTTAGCTATAGCTGAGTTAAAAGTCAAAAACATTCGTAATCAACTTCTCCAAGAAAGTGATTGGACAGATACAGTATCTGCTCAAACTAGACTTGGAGAAACTTTATATAACTCTTGGCAAACTTATAGACAAGAACTTAGAGACATACCACAACAACAAGGCTTCCCACTAAACGTAACTTTCCCAACCATCCCACAATAGAAGGTATTTAAAATGGCATCAAAAACACTTGCTCAACATAAATTAATGCTTGCAGCAGCCCATAATAAAGCCTTTGCTAAGAAAGCCGGTATCCCAATGTCTGTGGCAAAAGACTTTGTAGCGGCAGATAAAAAGGCTGGTAAATTTAAAGCTAAAAAAAAGAAGTAAATAAAATGCCCCGAAAGGGGCATTCTTTTAAGCTATGTGACCTGTTTTAAGGATACTGGCTAAATCAATAGCTCGTCCATAAACTTGTTTTGCCCATTTAGATTTTAGCATCTCTTGTGATGCTTGTGTGAAGCGTCTATTCTCAATTAACTTAATGGTCTTTGTGAATTTACCTAATCCACCTAAACCCATGTTATACCCCATATCCAGCATCACATACTGTGAGGTAATAGGTAATTGAGAATACCAACTATAGGTTTCTTGAAGTTGTGTATCTAAACGATTACACATCTCACTAACAAACATTTCTGCTTTATCTTTTGATATACCTTGACGTTTAATAATCTTAATTTGTCGTGGTGTTAATTCTAAAGGATTCTTTGTTAGGTTGTAGCCATATCCCACAGAGATATCGCCATTTCTATCATGATAAGGCATTTTTTTATACCCTTCATGCTCACTTGTACCAATAACACATAAACTTAATACTGCTGCGGTAATCATAAGACTCTCTCCATTCTTATTTTATGTTTCATAACTGTATTTCCAAACTAAGGAAAATACAGTTTATCATCGGTTTATTAAATTTTACTTAAATCCTACGTCTTTCAATATTTCATAGCATTTGGTGATATACCAATCATAATCTAAATCAATAGGTATCTCCTTTGTTAATCTCATCATAGGTCTACACTTTTCAGACATCGGCACAGTGTGACCAGTCTTAGCATAAATAATCGCTGTATTGGTCGATGTACTGTGATAAAAACGTACAACCTTACCTAAGTACTCAGTGTCCTTTACTGCGCCACCATCGACCTTACAGAGCGTTAGAAACGCATTCATTCTAGTGCATCCTCGCACTGTGTCTTCAATGGATGTTCCATTACTCAAGAATAAAGCAACTGCTTCCGAGCAAATCATATTGGAGGTATTTTTATCAATTTCACGCTCTGAAGGCTTTGTATAAAAAGAATATGCGCCTTTACGTTTAATCTCACCATCAGTCTTAATTGCAAAATAGTTATTCACATCACGACTATGAATAGACTGATAATGCGTGTATTCCATATTAAATCCTGTATCATGCATCCACTGTGAAATAACATCATTCACGATATTGCTATCTCGTGGTGATTTAATAACCACACCATCAGTATTCGCAGACACACATTCAATACCTGCTAAATGTAAACGCTCAATAAGCATTAAAAGGGATAATTGACCTGTGACTGTTACCGTAACTAAAAGTTTTGGTGCAAAGAGAATGCTGTATTCAGAGCCAAATTTACCAAATGACCCATTGAGCAAAATCTTATAACACGCATCGATAATTTTATCTTTTACTTTCTTTGCTTGAACACGCTTATCTAATGCGCCTTTATAGACTTTTAAGAATATATTACCGAGTTGTTCTGGAAATAACTGAAGTAACATAATGATAGATGGATAATACGATGTCACATCCGCATCAATTAGTTCATAGGTATCATCCGAGTAATGTGATATCGATTTCTCAGTAGAATGCAAACCACCTGAACCAAGTTGATATCCAACACCATCAATATTGATTATTGTGTTCTTAAGAAGCTCTGAGCGCATCTTACCGCCCACAAATTCGAACCGTTCTGTCTTTAAATCATCTAATACTTTTTGAAGTGCAGGTGTTTCAAATCGAATGAATTTAGGCGCAGTATAGTTAATCACAATATCATCATCTAATTTGTCTTTATAGATTTCACGACCTAAGAAGCCTTCAACTTCTTTCTTGATAATGGCTTCAGCCATCTGTGCATCAGATTTAGAGCGAATATCAAGTTTGTTTTGTTTACCCACACTATCTCGCAGTTGTATTTGTGGATAAAGGAAGTTATAAAGATACGCTGTGCTTTCACAATCGTTTAAGCAATATCTACGCACAATACTTATCTGGTCATGATTTAAATCAATACCTGCTTTGAACGGTAAGTCTTGAATATTGGGACATCCTAAACGAGCTGCATATTGCTTAAGCGATGCTTTACCTTTAGCCACTTCAATCAAATCAATATGGTCTAAATCGAGTTGCTTAACTTTGAAATGTTTTAAGACTTGATATGGTCTTGATTCCTCCAAAATAAGCATCTCAGTGGCTCGCCACAGCTTGGAAAAAGATTTTCCATGCAATGCCATTGCTAAGATAACAGAGTCGAATTTGATGCCATTGAAGCTAATTAAAGTGTGGTTAGTTACAAACCAATTAAGTAATGTAAAATCAAGCTCATAGTCATCATACTTTTCAAAGTAATAGCATTTACCACTACGATATCCCACAAAGAATATTAAAAAGTAATTACCATAAATCTCGATATCAAACACAAGTTCTTCATCAAATGGTTGATAAAATGAATCCCATAGGTTATAGCGATAAGACTGTGCTTCATCAAGATTGGGTAAATAATCATCTTCTTCCCATGTGCGATTAGGAATGATTATTTGTTGGTTCTGTTTCTTTGGCTTAATTTGTGTTTCACCAGAGAACAAATCAAAGTGAAATTTAATATTTTCTTGAACACCAAAATAACGGTCAATCTTTGCATTTACATCATCATCAAACGCATTGCTTATTTGTGCATATTCGACTTCTGTGATTTTAGCAATCACATCGTCTTCTGATGCTAATTCATTTTCATATAGCAATTCCAAAATGCTATCGTGTGGTAATTCACAATAATGCGCTAAATCAAATGAGCTAATATACTTAGCCATCTATCTCTCCATAAATTTTAAGCAATAAAAAACCTTGAATTGTATTTTACAACAAGTCAAGGTTCTCTGTAAAGATTTTAGCCGTTTGGATGAAGTGTGTTTTGAATAAACCAAAAAAGTATTGCACCCATAGCGGTAGCAATTGCGCTACCTGCCCAATAAATTAACTTCTCTAATGCAATTATTTTTTGTTCTAAAAAACCAGTATGAACCATCTTAAGTTCTGTCTCGTTTAACTTCTGTTCAAGACTATCTATTTTAGAACCAAATCGCTCAAAAGTTTTCTTTGTGAGTTCTGAATTCTCTTGTGAACGCTTATCACGTTCATCAAGTTTAAGCACCACTGTATTCATACTTAATGCAATATCGGATAATTGTGAACATAAGCGTTTCACTGTATCTTTTATCTCAGTTAAATCTTTTTCGAGATTGTCCACAGTGGACTCCGTTTGAAGAAGACGAGTAAGTTCAGAGTTCTCTGGTTTGCCTTGCCAGAAATCACTCATCGTATTTTACCTGACTTAAGAATCAAGGCTAAATCAATAGCGCGAGATTTAACTTGTTTTGCCCATTTAGAATCCATCATCTCAATAGACGCTTGAGTTGTTTTGCCTTCTTCAATGAGTTTTAACGTATTTTTGAATGCAAGTAATCCTTTTACACCTAAATTAAATGCCATATTAATTAGCACATATTGTGTATTAGAATCTAATTTAATAAACCAAGGGAGTTCTTTGATGAGTTTTTCTTCAACTTTAGTGCAGCAAAGTTTTAATAAATGGTCTGCTTTTTCTTCGGAGATTCCAACCGTTTTTAACGATTGTAATTCATTTTCTGATAAGTGGAGTGGATTAGCATCTAAGTTATATCCATATCCAATGGTGAGTTTTCCCGCAGTACAATGATAGGTGTTTTTGCGAAAACCTTCGTGTTTTTTAAGGTTATCTGCTTGTATCTGATTAATTGGCATTGAAGTACATCCTTATAACTTAAAATTCGTGATACGGGCGAGCATAGCACATATCACGAATCAAGTCACGAAATTCTAATCTTTAAATATCACATACTTTTGGTCTTTAAGCATTTTAATGACATCGTCAATATGTTGATTAAATAACCCACACAATTCATCTGCATCTGGTGCGGACAATTCATCTTGGTTCTCAATAAACTCTAATGCTTCTTCATACATTTCAACTAAAGATTCATTTTCATCTTCAAGTTCAGCAATGATGATTTCCGCAGAAGCGAGTTTTGTTTCAGTCACAGCATTTATTGCTATCTGTGTTTTTAATTTACGTTCAAGGTCACGATAATCATTTTTCAAACGCAAATAATCATCAAGTAAGTCACTTTCTAAATCACTCAACAAATCAACAATATTTCCCATTTTAGTACCCACTTGAATTAAAACCGTTATCACCACGAGCTGAATCATCCAGCTCATCCACTTCCACATAGTTAATTAGATTCACAGGTATTGTGAGTAATTGTGCTATTTTATCCCCTGCATTTACTTTATATGCATCACTTCCGTGATTATATAAATGAACAGCGACTTCACCAGTATAACCTGAATCAATGCATCCCGCACCAACTTCAATGTTATGTTTAACAGATAGTCCACTACGAGACCACAATAAACCCACACACCCTTGTGGGACATCAATACGCAAGTTTGTTTTTACAACTTTACTTTCACCTGCATAAATAATAACTTCTTCACTTGAATATACATCTTGTCCAGCATCAAGAGGGTTATTTCTAGTTAATTTACCTGATTGAACTTTACCAATGCCCCTATTTTCAAGAAGTTCAACACGATTTGCTAAATCTCTTACTATGTGAGCCAAATATTCAATATCACCCATAAATACCCCCTTTTGTAAATGGCGTAAAACAACTGTTACGCACGTTAGTTATTAAATTAAATACATATCTCACAGAACCTTGATGCTCTATTCTCTGTGAGTACAATTTACACATATCCTTACTTGGACAATGACTATTAAGGCAAACTTTCTTCATTGATAAATCCTAATTCAAATTGTTTTTTGGTTATTTCAATTAAATAATTAGTATTTTCAATCCTAAGATTGGTCAGCAATAGTTTATAGGTAACGTCTTCTTCATCATTAAGAAGTCTAACAGCATAGCAAATACTATCCATTAGTTCTTCTTTTAAATGCTGTAACCACTCTGATTCAGTTAAATCTGTTCGCTCAAGGGTCACACCATACTTTTTCAATCCAGTCTCAGCACGGTGCTGAAACTCTTTTTCAAGTTGTTGTGCTATTTTTTCATCAGTTGTGAATTTTAACACTTCACAGATACTATCTTCTATCTTACTCATAATGTGTTATCTGGTGGAAAAAATAAATAGTGTAAAAAAGCAACAGCTAAAACTAATTGCCCATATAAAACTACATCAAAAGGTTGCTCACTCATTTCTTACTCCTCACACATCGTTTATTTGCATTACTATTAAGCAGATTAACTACATTGGAGTGCTGTAATTCTATCGCTTTTTGAGTGCATTGTGCAATAGTTTTAAAATGAAGTTTATCTATATCCACAGAAGAACCATTTAATGCAATGGTCATTATAACCCAACTCATCTATCGACCTCCACCCATTGTTTGTCTTTCCAATAAACTTCTTTAAAAATGATATCATTAGAAAGTTGTGATAAAAATAGTTTTATCTTGAGTTTATATACATCTGTCAATAAACCTTTTGTATCTTCAATCACAACATCTGAGC